GATGATCAAGGGAATGATGTGGTCGATCTCCGCTCTCAGTCCGCCGGCGATGCGCCTGGTGCAGCACTGGCAGCAATCATCCGCCTTGCGAGCCACACGCTCTTTCACGCGATCAGGAATAGCGCTGTCATCGGTTCGTCCGATCCACTCCAAAACGGTCCTACTCATGCTGCCTCCCGCTGAGGCAATGCTGCCGGATCAACGCCGAGCAGGCGCGCGATCACTTCCATGATCTTTGTTTTGCTTTCCTGAAACTCCTGAGCGCCCATAGCGCGGCGGCTTTGGCTCTTTGCCGTGAACCGCGTAACGGTCGCGCCCTGGGTGACAACCACGGCGAATTCATCGATCGGACGAATGAAAGCAGCTAGGCGAAGTGCCTCGGCCTTGGACGCGCACGTGATAGTGTGGCTGTCGCTGTAGCCGGCGCGGATGAGTGCCCATTTACGGAGGTGCTCGGGTGAAGCGCAGTGTGGTGCATCGGCAAGATGCTCGGGAAGGCTCAGCCATGCTTCGCGCAGCCATGCAAATTCGTGCCTGTGCGTTGCGTCGGAGCGCTGAGAAACGGGCGCCATGATGTATCGTTCGCCTACTGTGTAGAAGGCGTCGGCGCGTTTCGGCCGGAGCGGGCGCATGACTTCGCCATCCCACTCGAACGGCTCGGGAGGGGTTACGTCGCTCATGCCGCCTCCTTGTCGCCATAGAGGCTATTGAGCTGCGAGAGCTTGACGGCCATTTCGAGAAGAAACCCAGCGACTTCGGTTTCCAGCTCGTGGATGCGCTTGTCGTCGCGCTGAACGCGCTTCACGAACAGCCGCATGTTTTCCGGCATTCGGGGGTCGTATGAAACAAAGTCGCACCAAGCCCGGCCAGTGCAAGCCATCTGGAATTGCATCTGTGTTTCGTATTTGGCCGGCACCGCTTGACCGAGAAGCGTTTCCATGTGGGTCGCGGTGTTGGGGCATTTGATTTCGACAAGCCCGTCATTCCCCACAAGCCCGTCAGGCGAGCATCCGGCCTGTTCGATCTTCGGATGGGTCACGAACGCGACTTCCTCGACCGTGACACCCTGGTAGAAGCAGTAAGCGTCCCGCGCTTCCGGCTCGGTCTCGGTGCCGTGCTGCATGGCGGCGTTAGTGAAGGATTCCGCTGGCACTCCCGTTAGGCGTTCGGCTATCAACTGCGCCGCATAGTTGGCGCGGCTGGCGCTATATCCGGATTTGGTCTTTGCAACCACGTCCGCAACGCGAGAGGCGGTTACCTTGCCGAGCCGTAACGCCTTCCATTCATCCGATCCTTGAATAATATGGCTCATTTTGAAGCCCTCTTTTTGTTGAGAGCCGCAACAGCGCGGGGAAAATCCTTGGTAGAGATATCGGCAAAACCGCCCACTTTGAAATATCGGCAGAACGCCTCCTTGTCCGCGCCGACCTCATCAGCAAGAGCAACCAGTTCCTCAACTTGCTCTAGCGAGATCGTGTCGCCGGCGTCGGCGCTTTTGCCATCGTCGTCGTTCGATACAGCGAGGCCTAGAGCGGCTTTAAGCGTCATCCTCTGCAAATACGTGATGGTCGATCCCACAGCCTGAATGCTGTTCTTGTTGCCGCTGTCGTCACGACCGGCCGTCAGCGTGATTTCCTCGAAATGGCCAGAGCGGTGAAATATGATGCATGTCACGGTCACAGGCTCGTTGGGAGCGGAGGTCGCGCGGTAGCGGTAGGAAAGGCCGTATTTGGCAAGGATTGGTTGAACGGTCTTTGCGATGCCGCCCAGGTCTTCGTATCGATAGTGAGTGCGGCCCTTCGAGGAAGTGAAATCCACCTCGCGATTTTTGCTGATTGTCGGGATTTCGGATTTCGCCGCCGCCATTGCTTCGTTGAAGGCTTCCAGCGCCTGACTGGCCTTCCAGCGCTCCTGCAGCGCCATAAGCTTCTCGACCATTTCGAGGCTGGCGTTGGATTCAACGGCCCGCTGGATCATGTCCATCGGCGTCATGACCGATAGCGCCCGCGGCTCCTGCTCCGGAATGATGTTGATCTTCTCAAGCTTGGTTGACATGCTCACACTCCCAAGGCTGTTGCGGCCATCGCATTAAGCTGACGGTCGAGTTTCTCGATTGAGACGTTGTCCTGCCGCTCGGGGTCGCCGGGCAGCCGGCGATCCTCCGGCTTGATCCCAAGGCGGCGCTGGTGCTGCCATATGCCGAGCATGAGGTTGGCTTGATCCTGGGAGGTCATGACGCCCTCAGAAAGCCGAGTAGCGAACGCCTTCGACCTGACGGCCAAAGGGTTCGATCATCGTGGTTTCGACGGGGAGGCCGTGGCGCTGGCGCCAGGCGCAGATCAGTTCGGGCAACCGATCTGCGTACATCTTCAAGCCGGAGCGCAGAGAGCGAGGGGTGATCGCCCCGTAGGTCAGCATTGCCTCACGGCGGGCCAAACCCTTGAGAACCGCCAAGCGGACCTCGCCGGTCTCTTCATCGATCAAGTTATTTACGGTGAGAGTGGCCATCTGCGGTCCCCATCGCTGAGCTGATGGGAAGAGTTTGCCATATGGCAAAATCGCAGTCAACAACAAATTGCCATATGGCAAAAAATAATGCTACAACCCTCCTTCCGGAGGGCCGGGGAGGGAGCAACAGGCAAACAAGAAGCCCGCCCTAATCGGCGGGCTTCTGCGAGGGGCGTCTAGTTGATCTTCTTGGGATTGTTACGAGCGATCAGCTTCGGCAGATACTCGAGTGCCTCGCCGTCCCGAGAGCGGAAATACGGGATCGCGTAATGAGGCAGCCACTCTTCCCGGAAGTGGCGCCGGAAATCCGCAAGCAGTCTCTCAGGATATGCCTTCGGCCAAACACGGCGACCATCTTCGTAAATGTGAAGGTAGGTCGGAAGGGTGTCCGTATCGATGCCGTGAGCGTCGCGGAGCCACTTGCAGAACATCTTTCCGTGCGAAATATCCGGGAGAAGATGCTCGGGCAGGGTGTAGCCCATCAATTCCATTGGGGCGATCAACAGGGTCGTAAGTTCTGCCAAGATTGAGAAGTGTGCTACGGGCACGTTTGGCTGGTTAGTCACATACCGACGCAAATGGTAGGGAACGGTTTCGGCGACTGACGTCGGCGTGTTGCCGCTCATCCAGTCGAAAACCCATTGCGACACTTGGACCGCGAAAGTGGGCGAAACCCACTGCCCAAGGTTGATAGCCACCTGTGGGTGGACCCAGGTCCCTTGGTGTCGGGGATCCCCACCTTGGATTGATTGGACTAATTCCGTGGTCGGAATTCCGGCCGCGGCCGAAAGCGCTGCTAGAAAATCCTTGGTGGTCTTGTTTTCGTTCCAGTGCTTGAACTGCTTCTCCGCCGCTTGGCACATTGCAGTGGCGTTTATGTAACCGTCCTTGGGGCGCTGGTAGATGATGGCGCCTTTGACCGGGTGGGGTATCAAATCGAAGTGCTGTTGCATCGTGGTGTTCCTTGTGACGAACGACCACGGCGTGCTTGTTAAATCTTACTAAAAGCGTACAACGATTCTCGGAAGTGAGAAGCCGTACTGCGCGCGCCGTGGTCCGGTTTCATGAAGGGCGGTTTCCGTTAGCGCGGACCGCCCTTCGGCTTTAACGACACCCCGAATCAGGGGTAGCCATCGCGCTTATTGGACACGCGCGGGACTCCCCGACGCAATGCAATAGTTGTGCTCTCCCACACATCCCTCATCAGGTTGTGGGCAAAAACCATCGTGCGATGGCTCGTAAAAGTAACTACAAAAACTAATTGACGCCAAATATTTTTGTAGTTACAAATATCCTCATGAAAATCACCTTTGACCAAGCCAAGCGGGACGCCACTTTTGCCGAGCGCGGGCTTGCCTTTGAGGATGCCGCGATCATTCTCGATGGCGACACGCTGACCGCTGAGGATACCCGCGCCAACTATGGCGAGCGGCGTTTCCAGACGGTCGGCTTCCTCGATGGCCGCATGGTCATGGTGGTTTGGACCCAACGTGGCGAGGCTCGCCACATCATCTCCATGAGGAAGTGCAATGACCGAGAAAAAGCGAAATATCAAAAGCGATTTGACGAGGGCTGAGGGCTACGAGCTGAAGCGGGCCGACTATGACGAGGCTCCGGAGCTGTCTGACGAGCAGATCGCCCAGGCTGTTGTCCGGAAGCCGGGCAGGCCCGCGGGACAAACCAAAACCCAGGTCACCCTACGCCTCGATAACGACCTTCTAGCCGCCTACCGGGCGACCGGCGATGGCTGGCAGGGAAGGATCAATGCGGATCTGCGGCGGGTGCGGAAAATGGCGTGAGACGCGGGGAGGGGCTAGGGCCAGCCTCAATACCTCGGTGATCTCGTACCGTAGGTGCCGTTATAGGGGTTGTAATTGCCCCGGGCGCCGTAATTGTCGGTCTGGGTGCTATTCGGATTGGTCGAGGTGTAGGGTTGGACGTAGGTGCCGTTATTGCGGGTATAGCCGGAACTGGAATGGCTGTTGGGGTTCGATCCGGTACCATAAGTCTGGAATTGAGCCATCGCGCCCGTTGAAATCAGCGCCAAAACACCCGCAAAAATAACCGTTTTCATTGATTTTCCTCCCAGCCCGTATTTGGGCGAGGGGAGATTATCGGGTCTATTTAGGGTTGCAACCTAGAATCTAGGCTGCGGGCCGCCCGGGACCTCGAACACTGGGCCTGGGCTCGACAGGATCGCTGCGGCTCGGGCCGTTCGGTCTTGTTGACGTAGGGCATCCCGCTGCATTCGACACTGGATATATGCCTGGCTACCAGGCTCGGCCCCATAGGACCGACAAGTCGCGTCATCGTCCGTCGCGATCTCTTGACGGGATGCGCAGCCGGCGAGAGCGCACGCGGTAAGAATGAAAATAATGCTCTTTTTCATAAATCTAGTACCGTTCTTTTGACTCGACCCAAAATGCGCGGCTCATTTTCAGGGAAGAATGTCTTGTGCCCTTCGGTAAACGTGACGGGTTCGAAGCGCATTGGATCTGGCCTAAACCGTTTATAGGTCGCGCCATCTTCTGGATCATCGATC